CGAATGTTCAAGACGAAATCAAACACGATCGTGCTCTCGGTTTCATCACCGATGCTTGGGGTGTTGATGCGAAAGCTGAAGCGGAAGCCAAAAGGCTACGCGATGCCTGGGTTGCACACCCAGATCACACTGTACTTAAAGCCATGGTCGCTGAACGTGCGATCTTTTTCGTACTACTACCCTTCTTTAGGTTTAACGGTGACGCCGGCATGCGAACAGTTAGCGCCGATATCAGTAGGGATGAGCAAGTACACGTAGCCGTTAATAGTTTGGTGTGCCGTGAGTTAAACCTTACGGCATCGCCTTCACTAGATAAGCTGCGTAAAGCCACCATCAATTGGGTCCTTGAACCTCTCGGTAAATCAGCCGATAAGTTTTTGGACAAAAAATTTTGGCTGGAATCTAGCGATCGACTTATGTATGAAGGCAAGGCACCCGAACTTTCTCAGACACGATCTGCGCGGATGCCAGCGTTCTTTGAACACAACAATGTAAACCTCCCACAATATGCGTGAGTTAGAGAGCCTCTTTGGCCCACCCTTTAATCTAAAACTTATCGAAGAATTGCAGGAGACATTTCCACCTCTGACTATTGAACCTGGTACTGACATGACAAACATCATGTTTAATGCTGGTCAACAGTCAATCATTTCTTATCTAATTAACAGACTCGAACAGGAGACTTAACTATGTGTGGAGGAGGAGGCCAGGCCCGTAGGGCTCGCCGCGAAGCTCGCCGTGCTGCTTCACGTGCAGCGCAAGAGCGCCAACGCATGCAAGATCAATACAACGCATCTCTGCGCCAGGCTATGTCTAGCCGGCCACAGATGGCACCAGCCCCTGCACCTGTGCAGAAGGCACCCGAACCCGTGGGCGCACCCGAACCTCTCGTGGGTCCGCAGGGTCAAACCAGTGGACGTGTGCGTCAGCGCCGTTCCGCTAAACGTACTGCTGCTAACTATCGTCGCAAAGGTACTGGTTCTCTGCGTATTGCAGTGAACGTCCCATCTTCTAGCCGTGGGGGTGGTCTGAACCTTGGCTAAACATACGGCAAAGATGCGTTATGAACGCCTCTCTGGTGATCGATCTCAGTATCTGATGACTGCAGTGAGGTGTTCCGAACTCACCTTGCCGTACTTAATCAAGCATGACGACAGTGCCAAGGGTCCTAAGACTCTGATCACCCCTTGGCAATCCGTTGGTTCTAAAGCGGTAGTGACATTAGCAGCCAAACTTATGTTGGCTTTGCTACCGCCCCAAACCACGTTCTTCAAACTACAGATCCGTGATGACAAGATCGGCACAGAGATGCCGGTAGAGATTCGTAGTGAACTTGATCTTTCTTTCTCCAAGATGGAGAGGATGATCATGGACTATGTGAATGCATCTAGTGATCGTGTAGTTGTTCACCAAGCACTCAAGCATTTGATTGTTGGTGGTAATGCTCTGATTTATATGGGTAAGGATGGGCTCAAGCACTATCCTCTCAACCGTTTCGTAGTTAGCCGTGACGGTAATGGTAACGTCTGTGAGATTGTTACTAAGGAACTAGTTAACAAAAAGCTGGTAGACTTTGATCTACCGAACATCCCGAGTGACTATTCGGGAGATGATATGCAGACGGACGACGTTGAGGTGTACACCTACGTTTACTTGGATAGCAAGTCCGGTCGCTGGCAGTGGCATCAGGAAGCATACGATCAAGTTATTCCTAAGTCCCAAAGTTCAGCACCTAAGAGTGCTAGTCCTTGGTTGGTCCTTCGATTCAATACTGTTGATGGGGAAGACTACGGACGCGGCAGAGTAGAAGAGTTCTTTGGAGATCTGAAGTCTCTTGAATCATTGTCTCAGGCAATGGTAGAAGGCTCTGCAGCTATGGCGAAAGTTGTTTTCCTAGTTAGTCCTTCATCCACTACTAAGCCTGCCTCCCTGGCGAACGCAGGCACCGGTGCGATCATTCAAGGTCGCCCTGATGACGTCGCTGTTGTCACTACTGGTGGCAAGACAGGCGACTTCCGTACTGCACAAGAGATGGCAGCCACACTTGAGCGCCGTATCTCTGATGCATTCCTTGTACTCAACATCCGTCAGTCAGAAAGAACTACCGCTGAGGAAGTTCGTATGACTCAGATGGAACTGGAGCAACAACTTGGTGGGCTGTTCAGCCTACTCACTGTGGAGTTCCTGGTTCCTTATCTGAACCGTGTGATGTTGGTGTTGCAACGTAGAAACGAACTACCCAAGATCGACAAAAACCTTGTACGTCCACAGATCGTCGCTGGTGTTAATGCACTTGGCCGTGGTCAGGACCGTGAAAGCCTTACTGCATTCATTACAACGATTGCACAAACGCTGGGTCCTGAAGCGCTCATGAAATACATCGTACCTAATGAAGCTATTAAGCGTCTTGCTGCAGCTCAGGGTATTGATTATCTCAACCTCGTTAAGACTCCAGAGGAAGTACAAAGTGAAGACGATGACATGCTGGAAGATCAGCAGCAGATGGAGATGACTAAGCAAATGGGTCAGCTTGCCTCTGCTCCAATGATGGACCCGTCAAAAAATACTGAAATCTTAGAAGGTGCTCCCACCGATGCCTGAACAATTCACCATGAATGAGACCCCGGCAGATGCTGGGACTCTTACTGCGGAAGAGCAAGACTCTCTCGCTGTAGGTCAAGAGCTACAACAACAGCAAGATCAAATGCTTGCTGGTAAATATAAAGACGCACAAGAGTTAGAAAAAGCCTACATCGAACTTCAAAAGAAGATGGGTGAAGGTCAACCTCAAGCTGAAGAACCTCAGCAAGAGGAAGCTACTGATGATGAGACTTCTGGTTATCTAGAAGACGGCTCAGTAGATTATGAAACTGTTTCGGAAGATTACGGGGAAAACCTTTCCTCCATCTTCCAAGACAATGGTATTGACCCATACGAAATGGGTAACTTCTACGATGAGAATGGCGGACTTGCAGATGAGCACTACGCACAACTGGAGAAAGCTGGATTCAATCGTGAAGTAGTTGACCAGTTCCTTGGGCAGCAGAATGAAGCTGTCGATCTCTCACAAGATCAAGTCAATACTATTAAAGAGTCCGTTGGAGGTGAAGAGACCTACCAGGAAATGATTTCTTGGGCGGCTAACAATCTTTCAGAGGATTACATTCAAGGATTTGATTCGCTCGTGGAATCCGGCAACGGCCCTGCAATTCAGATGGCTGTTGCTGGGCTTCAGCAACTTTTTGAAGCCAACATGGGTAAGGACGGCACCATGCTCCAAGGAAAAGCCCCGACTCAAGGTGGCTCTGTCTTCCGTTCACAAGCGGAGTTGGTTCAAGCAATGGCTGACCCCCGCTACGACAACGATCCTGCATATCGACAGGATGTAATTGAAAAACTTGAACGATCAAATGTTGACTTCTAATGTACTTCCTAGGAATCGAGCGGTTGATACCTGGGAACAATTTTGTCAGTGGGTAACCTCCACTGAGAACCGCTTGTATGTCGGCTGGTTTGGAACACTGATGATTCCAACCTTGCTGGCTGCTACCACATGTTTTGTAATCGCATTCATTGCGGCACCACCTGTAGATATAGATGGCATCAGAGAACCAGTTGCAGGCTCCCTGCTCTTTGGAAACAACATCATTTCTGGCGCGGTCGTGCCGTCAAGCAACGCGATCGGTTTACATTTGTACCCTGTGTGGGAAGCACTGTCACTTGACGAATGGCTTTATAACGGAGGACCCTATCAACTCGTTGTCTTCCACTTTCTCATTGGTATCTTCGCTTACATGGGACGCGAATGGGAACTTAGTTATCGACTAGGGATGAGGCCTTGGATTTGTGTTGCCTACTCAGCCCCAGTCGCGGCCGCTACCGCCGTATTTTTGGTGTACCCCTTCGGTCAGGGATCCTTCTCTGACGGTATGCCACTTGGTATTTCAGGTACCTTCAACTACATGCTTGTGTTCCAAGCAGAACACAATATTCTCATGCATCCTTTCCACATGTTGGGGGTTGCTGGTGTATTTGGTGGCTCACTATTCAGCGCAATGCATGGATCTCTTGTCACCTCATCGTTGGTACGAGAGACAACAGAAATAGAATCACACAACAAAGGATATAAGTTTGGACAGGAAGAAGAAACTTACAATATCGTCGCCGCTCACGGCTACTTTGGGAGGCTTATTTTTCAGTATGCCTCATTCAATAACAGCCGCAGCCTACACTTCTTCCTTGCCGCATGGCCCGTTGTTGGCATTTGGTTCACTGCGCTTGGTGTCAGCACCATGGCATTTAACCTGAATGGATTTAACTTTAACCAATCTATCCTTGACAATAGCAATCACGTCATTCCTACTTGGGCTGACATCTTGAACCGTCAAGGTTTGGGTATGGAAGTAATGCATGAGCGTAATGCTCATAACTTCCCACTCGACTTGGCTGCTACAGAAACTAAAGCTGTAGCGCTCGCTTAATTATACAAACTACTTACTTACAATGTTTAACAAAATCGCTCTTTCCACCCTCGCGGTGTCTTGTTTTGCTGCTCCCGCAATCGCCGGTCCCTATGTGAACGTCGAAGCAAAGCAGAAATGGTCTGGTGAAAACTA